ATTGCCTGTGCCGTTTTCTATCTCAATGGAGCCAGACAGGTGGAGGTCTTTGAATCGGGCAGAGGCTGCGCCTAAGTTAATGTGACCATTATTTACCGCACCACCTGAAACATTCCAAGGATAAAGGTGGTTTGTGGAGCCATCTTCAAACGCAATACCACAATCGCTATCACCTATAACTAATAGGTTACCAGAAGTCCCAATACTCCCCACAGTGGAGCCGTCTTTGCGGAACGAAACAATGTCACCGTCAGACCCTATGCGGTTCAGATAAGACACAATGTTGGTGTAAGCGGCTTCAAACCAACCACCAGCATTTACAACAGTGCCAGTTGCAGATGAACTATTGCTAATGTTAGTCGTAGTAGTACCCACCAGCAAGTTACCGCTGCTGTCGATGCGCATGCGTTCTGAGCCGTTATTAACAATCTTAACTGCACCTGCACCATCAGGCCCAATGTTAATTGTTCCCGCACCTGCGTGATAAAGCCAAGTCTCATTAGCGCCTACGCCCGCATAAGAATAAGCACTACCTGTACGCATAAGGCGAGAGTTAGAAGACGCTGCTGTGTCTTCTAAGCGTATCTCTACAGCACCGCCAGAAGCCGCTGCGCCAGATGCGTGGATTAATGCACTTGGCGAACTTGTCCCAATCCCGACATTACCGCTGCTGTCGATGCGCATACGTTCTGTAGAGCCATTAGTCCAAAACACCATTGCATCATTAGTGTGATCGTAATACATTGCTCCAGCATTTGCTGTATCCGCTGCATTCCTGAACAGAATAATGCTGTTGTCTGTATCAGATGTTGGTTGTAAAGCTATCGCTGTTCCGTTTGCTTTAACCTGCAAAGGCGCACTAGGCGAAGTCGTCCCAATCCCAACATTACCAGAGCTGTCGATCCGCATGACTTCTGAAGAAGCCCCCGAAATGAAAGTAAGATTACTTGAGCCATCGTTTACTATTCTAAAATCACCAGCATCATCAACATTAAATCGCATACCAACTGAACCAGTTGCTACTCGCAAATGTAATTTATCAGATAGACTTGAAATACCCCCAATCCCTAAAGCCTCATCCGCAGCCGACCAGAAGAACTTTGGCGTGGTGCCTGTGTCCTCATAAAAGCTGATGTCGCCGTTGGATAAGACAGTAAGTCTATCTGTGTTATTACTACGAATGTCTAAGTCGTGAGCAGTTGTTGTTCCAATAACACCTGTATTATTCCCAGACTTAAGTACAGTGGTTGTTGTGTTTGTAGTGTCTGTTACTTCAATTGTAGGGGCATCAGCATTTGATAGTGTCAGACCATCGCTGGACAAAACCCCTGTGATGTCTACCCCGCTGCTGCTGGTGGCGAGTTTGGGTGAGTTGTCGTAGTATAGTGTTACTGCGCCTCCACTATTCCCATCAATTACCGCCTCCGACCCATCAGAACTGCGAAGCCTAAAGTTCCCACCCCAAATCTGCAAATTGCCAGCGCCAGTATCAGTAATAAAACTATCCGACCCATCATGGTAAATCTGTAGGTCAGACCCAGCACCAAAGATGGCTTTGACGTTATCACCCATGCTAAGGTTGCCCGTCATGGTATCGCCAGTGATCCTGACAAAGCCAGTAGCTGTATCTAGGGCATTCTTAAGTTCACTAAAGACTATCTTCTTAGTTTCAGTTGCTGATGTATCTACAATAGCTATTGCATCATCGTCAGCTACGTTAGCCCCAGTAAGGGCTGTTAATTCTGAGATCTTTTGATCTGCCATTTTTATTATTCCTTATCCCTTATCTGAGTTCTGCCCAAGCATTTAATGCTGCACTACCTACAGCTACCCTGTAATATTGGTCATCTGGAATTATTGCACTAATGCTTGTCTGACCATTATTATCAAATTGACCACCTAACTGTACTGAACTGCTCATGTCGGAGTTTGAAGACACTTGAAAAATCATAGTGCTATTACCCGCTGGGCCACCCGTAACATTTACAGCTATTGGAATACCTGTAGTGTTTTGATAGATTGTATTAAAAGATCTGCTAGATGTAAGGTTTTGCCAAGTTTGATTAAAACCAAGACCTGTGACATTAGCATCTATAGCAGCTTTCACCTTAGCTGGTGACACAAGGGTCTCGGTAGTTCCTGTGCCAGTTTCCCATAGGGATGTAGGTTGATCCCCTAATCTACCAATCTGAGAACCAAAAATATTTACAACTATTGTATCATCAAGGATACGGAATTCATCATCTGTCTGGTCTAGGTAGGCTACAGAGATCCAAGCATCATTACCGTCAGCCCTAATCTTTAAGGTGCTGTTATTTGTGTCATACCACCACATGTTAGAAAAGGTAGAGCTAGGGGCAGATGATCCTGAGTTGTTTGTAGCTATAGCTGATAGGACATTGTTTATGTCAGTTCTAGCATTAGCTGCTGTTTGGTTAGCTATGTTGTAGTCGTGTTGTGCCATATTAGTATTCCACTATCCCTTCCAAGACGCTTACGCTTGGCGATACATTGTTGTTGGTACTGTCGAGTTCAGCTTTGAATTTAAATGCTCTGCCTGTGAGTTCACCAGCAGCTACAACCCAAGATCCCCATGTAGGAGAACCAGCAGGGTCATCCGTTGTCGTGGCGACATAAATAGTTGTACTGAAGTCACCATAGGGTTGATCCTCATCCGACCAATCATCCCAATTATTAGGCCAAGTATCCCAGTTGTTGGGTATTTCATCCCAATTTACTAACCCACCAGAAGCATTAGCGTGATGCCTAGTAGATGATAAGTTAGTTGATACCCTTACAGTTCTAGTTGATCCTGTGTCTAAGTACCCTGTGAACTCATATGTACCTGTAGAGGGTGCAGTAGCAAAGCTAGATAATCTTAATTCATCAGGATCTGGGCCTATAGCTACGGCTACGTTAGTCTTACTACCAGCGAAACTTGGGTTCTCAGTATCAGTCTGTGATGTACCTAACTCAGGTAATTCAGATGGTAGAACAACAACAGAGGCTACAGTACCTTCATTACCTGACTTGTCATAGGGTTCAATAAAGAATGTCCCTGACAAAGCTGGGTAGGCTACAGATGTCGCTGGTCTAGCTACTTTATTGATTATGACTTGGGCTGAACCATCTGTGAATGTCGCTGTAGTTGATGAGCTATGCCACAGTCTATAGTACGACAGATCAAAGTCAGTTGAGGCAGTCCAAGCAAAGAATAGAGTACCACCAGATAACTGCTTCTCAAAAGTAGATGGAGCAGATGGGCCAGTAGTATCAGCTTCTACAGTCTTCTGTACGTCTGTGAAATCACCCTTAACACCAAAGGCATTGATAGCTCTAGCCCTAACATCGTAGACTATTGTACCTGCTGCACCAGCTAGAGGTGTCTCAATGTCTAAGATCTCAAATCTACCTAAGTCACCTGTGCCTAAGACACTGTAAGTAGACTCTGTAGACTTCTTAAACTCTACTTCGACGTAATCTACACGTTCAAAGGCTGTAGCTGATACATTAACTACAAGGACGTTAGTTACATGCTCGTTGATAATTCTATATTCTTGAGTAAGAGCTATAGCTACAGGTGGTACATCAAATGGTGATGGTAAGGTTGTATTATCACTTTCGTATACTGCACCATCAGAAACTTCATCAAAGACAGATTCACTTATTTCTCTGAGGGTCATGTTGACTAGGATGTCATAATCACCTTGTACACCAAAGTCCCAAGAAATAACCTCAAACTCTTTATTATCAAAACCTAATCTGGTATTGGTAAGACGTATAATATCTCCCACTTGTACCTGAAAGGCTTTCATTCCAAAAGTGGCTTGCACAGTAAGTTGCTGCCTGTTACGCTCAAGTGTTATACGAGCAATACGCCTAGCTGCATCAGGATCATCTGTGAAAGGTAACTGTAAGTCAATTACACTCTCTTGACCACCATCCGCAGCTAATAGGGCGTCATAGGTAGCTGAGTTAAGGACGGGTACTTGAGGGAAGTCAGACGGTTGATAATCACTCTTTGGGCCTCTGAATGTACCTTTGACTACATTAAAGTTATCTCTACGTGAGTGCCTAGTAGTTACTGATATACCTGATCTTAGATCATCCTCATTAAGATCTAATACTGGACTTGTATAGTAAGCTGGCTTCATTCTCCACTTACCTTGAGCATACCATAAGAAACCATTCATAGCTGTAGATAGGTTACCAATAGCATCATAGGGTGTAGTATTAGTAGTAAATGCTCCGTTAAGAGTGAACCTGTTCTGGGTTGTAGAATCTGGAAGAGTTACGACTTGATCACAAACATTAGCCGCTATAGTGACAAGATCATCATCTACACTCTCAATGTCTTCACTAAGACCGTAATTATAGATAGTTGTATTAGTACCCTCTTTACCTGATGTAAGGTAATCTCTTAAACATAAGGCTGGGTTGTCAGACCAAGCTGTAGTGCTTGTACGAGGGTCGTATACTTTCTTACCCTTAACCACCGCTGTAACTTCTGGAACACCATTAGGAAATGCATCAGCATCAAATTCCAACATAACATAGAGGTAGGCTGTAGCTAATAGCTTACAGTCTGTAGTCCATTGTGAAGGTGGAGCTACACCTAAGTCTGAAGATGTAACGGCAGTCTGTGTAGTTGTACCTAGCTTCTTAACTATCTTAACTTTACCAACATACTTAGCTGGGGCTATAACATTATTACCACTTAGAGTAAGAACCTCATCATTAAAATAAATAGTTTCAAATTCTTCTACTTCATGCCCAGCAAAAGCTAGTACACTGTGTAGATATTTATTGTTATCTGTAGTCCCTTGGAAGACTACACCGCTAGCTATTCTAGTTTTACCATAGATAATTTGATGGGGTAATGCTGACCCTCTTTGAGTTAATAAATATCCCTGATCTCCACCTTTTAATTCAGGCTGTGGCATCAGGGCCTTAGTTAAAGCAGAGGTTCCAAGAGTAAGTGCATAGGCTTTTCCAGCAGCAGTTCCCGCAGCGGCAACATTACCCCCTGTTCCAACAAATACAACAGCAAAAGTAACTGCCGCTGTAATAGCAGCACCAAGATTAGCGTTCTCGTCTAATAAGTCAATATCTAAACCGAATAAAGCCATTAGCTTCCAGAACTCCTACCCCAAGCAAGTTTCTGGTCTTGCATATCAGCTACAAAATCAAAACCAGCATCTGTACTTGCACCAGCTATATCCCTAGATCTTTGATACTCAGCAGTGTACCTAGCCACTCTAGCTCTCTCTAAGTCAATCAACTTATTCTCAACACTAACTTGGACAGTTCCTGTGTCAGCACCTTCAGTAATATTCATCTGATCCATGTAGCCAGTAAATATTTCAGTTAGACCAGTTGATCTATCTTCTAGCTCAATACGTGAGCCATCCTCTAATAAGATAAAGTTAGTGCTTTCTTTCTGTAGACTACCCTTAGCAAACATGCCAAAATAGATCTTACAGGTTCTACCTTGATAAGGAGTACTAAGAGCTAAAGCTAATACCTCAGAAGGTAAGCCTGTAATAGTAATATCTGCACCCCTAGCAGCAGTCTCTGTAGTCTCCTCAACAGAAGATATACCTAAGAGAGTGCCAGCACCCGCCCAAGAAACCCCTTCAAAGTTAAGAGTACCTACGCCAGTCCACAGACGTAAGACATCATCACCATCAAAGTTCATCTCCACAGCAAAGAAGGGGTAGATTACATTATCATCTAATGCATCAACTATTGTGTCAGGTAGAACTCTCGACATTACTGTAGAGCCTCTATAGCTTCAAAGGATATGCCATAGAAACTAGCATTGTCTATCGACCAAGAAGTAGTACTCTGCCCAAGTCTAAAGACCCCTTTAGGGCTACTGTAGATTACAGTCTCACCTGAGTATGTGCTTCTTAAGTC